TGTTGACGAACTTTACCATTCTTAGGCATCCTTAGATTAGGCTAGACGTAGAATACTTGTAGTGGCACCGGGCGCCGGGAACTGGATAGTAAAGTCACCAGCGGTAGCACTAACTGTACCACCAAAATCAAACACTGCGATAACATTAGCTGCACTATCAGCATTAGGGTTATAAAGAATACAACCATCAGCCTGAACAGTCACGCTTGTGAACACTGCATCATCAAAGTCCATAACGGCAGTTGTACTATCCATCTGAGGGTATCCAGTGGCAATCGCTGCTTGTGCGCCTGTAGACACAGTATCAAAAGTGCTAGTATAGCCAGTACCAGAGGCTTGATCTGACCCTAACTCAGTGTATGCTACTGTTGTGGCATCATAAGTGCCAGTTGGATTTTCTTTAATCAGTGCTACACGAAATGTATCATTATCAAAGTCGTGATTACCTTTAAGCAACTCTAGTTTAAAAGCATTGCTTAATGCTGTTGTAATTGCCATTATGTATTTTCCTTGTTGTCTTCTACCTCATTGGGTAGGTCAGTTTCTGTTGTGACCGTAGGGTCATAGTTAAGTTCTGCAATCGCCATAAGGTCTTGTATAACCTCTGGATGATCACTTACCGTAATGTCTGCACTGTTAAGATTGCGAAGGAACCCGGAAATCTCACGTAAGTCATGGGGTGCAACGTCACCAGCCTTGATACAGGGCATGAGGTCGTAGTTAAGTCCGTTAAGCTGCCATAAGCGTTCCACTAGCTGCTTGTTAAGAACATCTACGATAGCCTGTATGTAACTCTCTAATGCACGTAGGAACAAGTCAGTCTTAGACTTGGAGAGTGCATATGATCCATTGTTACCCCCACCGAGCATAAGAAACTCAGAAAGTACAGAACGGGCAATGTCATGTTGGTAACGCCTAACAATGGGGTCAATGTCTACGTTACGAGTGCCACTAGAACTCATCAACTCTACGTCTACTAGACGAATGTTTGTAGGTGATCCGTCCTTGTCAGGGTAGGTGTCACTAGGGGTAATTATATAACCCTGTTCGTTAAACTTAACGTCACGTAGGATTTGCTGTAAGTTACCTACGAAGCCAGATTGTGCCGCACTTGCGTCAGCCGACAAATACTCAGAGGGAATACGAGCAATGGGAATACCAGCAAGTTCACGCTCAACAGCTATAGCCTCTATGTTCTGTAGGTTGTTCAGATAGACATACGAGGAATAAGCATTGCGGAGGATAGAGCGGCCACTAGGATCGCCATTAAGAACAGTAGTACGGTAGTAAAGGCTTTTAGTAGTGGGAATATAATGCTTTCCTGATCCATAACCTACGTCCTGATAAATACCTAAGACATCACCACTTACAGGCTCTACATCAAACCGAGAGACTGTCCAAGGCGCACGGCACACAATCTTCCGCACACCCATACGTCCATCAGTATACTTGCTATACTTCTTAGGTGACGTTTTAGTAGGACCAACTCTCCGCTTATAAACAACTTCAAACCATGAGAAACCGTAAGACAACGACGATAAAGATTCTGCAATGTGATCGTCCAGACTGTGATCCATATCGTCAAAGATACTTTCCACAAAGTCAGCTTCACGTTTAGCTTCCTCGGTATCATTTGCTGGCTCCACTTTGATTTTGACATCACGAAGTACTTGTTCAGCAGCATACATAACTGCACCGATAGTACTGTCATTGTCGCGCATCTCTCTATACTTACGAATAGCGTTTTTACCGCGTAGTTCTGGTATAAACTCATCTGCACGTATCTGTCCAGAGCGAGTGTTATCACCAGCTACACCAAGAGTACTCTTAGCAGTACCTTCCGTTAGTTTCTTTGTAGCCATGTTAAGTCAGCCCTTTGGCACTAGAGTATGCTAGTTTAAGTTGTGGCTTTGCGTAACCATTAAGACTTAGATCAGTGATTGCCCAAACTAGGGCGTCTAACCTGTCAGGAGACCCAATAGAACCTAAAGGCTCCCATTGTACCATCTGATCCTCTAAGTCGTTCAATCCTCTTACATGCTTAACTCTGTTTTGTTCATATAATGCTGAAACTGGTTCTGCCCTAGCCATCTTGCCCCTTGAGGCATGTACTAACCTTACTGGCAGTGTTTCATCTTCTGTATGCAGTGTATGGCGTACCATATCACCACCTTGGTTTCTCTCAGCTACAATCCTGTCAGCTAAATGTTTATGATATAACTCGACGGCTTTAGATGCCCATTGTTGAGGTGTATAACGACCAGTATGATCCTCTAGCACATAAGCAATGCCATTAACGTCTATTCCAGCTACGACAATACCTGTCATGTCACTTTCGGCATTAGAGGTAATGGCTGGGTCAATGGCGACAACAATTCGGTTAAGTGTTGGTACATCATCACTAAGCACCTCACACTTGGCTAGTAACGCTCTGTTCCACAATGCCCCAGATGCCTCATCAAGTACTTCAGCATATAATTCCTGTCTACCTAGTCTAGTTCCCTCGTAAGTCTTACGTACAGCATCAAGGAAGGTATCAGCTAGGTTAGCACTGTTATCGTATGTGCTACCTGTGGTGACATGTGTCTTTTCATCATCTAAGATGGTTCTCAGTAACTTAGTAGTCTTAGGTGTAGTTGTAATAAACGATACGGGGTGTCTACCTAATCGTAGTCCAAACTGTGCCATATCCCAAGTCTCTTGAGCATTTCTCCATGCACACAGTTCATCTGCCCACATAGAGTACGCTTGAGGCCCACGAAGTCTCTCAGGGTCTTCTGCACTAAAGAATACAGCCTTAGAGCCATTAGCCCAAGTCATTGTACTGTTAGTGGGAGACCAAACTGGAAAACCTAGTTCCTTGCCTCTGTATGTCTTATCGCCCTTGTGACAGACATTCATTAGTCCAGAGTCACCTTCAACCATAACTCTGCGTACATCACCCTTAGTAGGTGCGACACAGTGTACGATCCTATCGTTCTTCATAATTCTGTGGCGAACCCACTCGGCCCCGGCCCTTGTCTTACCCCAGCCACGACCAGCTAAGGCAACCCATACATTCCATTTACCATCAGGTTCTAACTGATCAGGTCTAGCCCAGAACTTCCAGTCGTATTTAAGTTCTTCAGCTTGTTCTGGTGAGAGATACGACAAAACTTCAGCAACCTCTTCAGAGGGTAGCTTTCTTAAGTCTTCAGCCGTTATCCTGTTCATCTGTTGATTTTCCTAGTTGGGTCATAATTGCCTCTACAGCGGATCGGTCTTCTTCCTCTTCACTGCCTACTTCACGTTCTTCGACAGTGTTAGCGGGAGACCAACCACCCTTACTCTTAAGATAGAACTCAGCAGCCTTAAAATCACCAGCCAGAGCCTGTTGTACAACGACATCACCTATAGCCCTGTTGGTATCAAACTTGACCTCAGCTATGTCAGCACCATACAACTTATAAAAAGTGGCTGTACTACTTGGAGCATGAGCATACTTCTGTATAGATGCAATGATCACCTTTACGGGAACACCACTAATGATGCCCTGTCGGACTTGCTTACCTATAATGGCGCTATATGGAAGTTTCTCAGCCAACGTAACACATCCTTCGGTTCCGTACATATCTCTAAAAGTAGAATAGAACTACAACAACACAGGTAACAATCCCCTCAAGTAGCATCGGCATGACCTCATCCTGTAGTTTACTATGCAGTGTTCGTTATGGTTGCTGGGGGGGATACGTTATCTTACAACAATATAGTATAATCCTAATATTGTCATAGACTAAAGTATAACACATGTAATCAGGTAGTCTCTAACAATATGTTATATACTATAATGTTATAACTATATAGTCAGTTTCATATTGATGTTCTTAAGTGAGAGCCTTGTGATTACATCTGCTATACCTTAGTAGAGATGTTGTATACTTCTATATAGCACCTTTTTTTCTGTTGTTGCAACCACTAGATAGTAACTTTTTGTTATATCCTTGATTTTGTTGTATTCTTTTATTTACTTTTATTTATAACTGTTGCATAAATGTCACACTTTGTCTCATTAGTATCGCTCTGGTTGTACCATTTTATTTTTTTTTGTTTTGCAGATGTAGGTGTATAACACCCCGGCATAATGAATCTGCGCAAAAGTATGGGGGTCCCATCCGAAAGTATAGGTTGACACTCTCTTCCGGGATACCGAATCATATACTTTGGGATACCCTACCGTGATAAATATAACACACTTGACACCCCTATAGGGATATGGCGAATCGAATCACTTGACAACATTTTTATTGCACTCGGCGCGCGAATCGGCTTGACCTATACGAATCATTTAATGACGGGCAACACCAATGCGAATCAGTATCTAGTCACACGGAATCCCATGTAACCCCATGATATAGATACACACATAGAATTGACACACACCCCGATTCTAGCCCCGTACAACAACACAAAACAAAAAAGGCCACTACCATATGGTAGAGACCAGAGTCGGCGCTCTATGGCGCTGGTTTTAGGTATACTCTATGAAATCGCCCATGGATTCGTTTGCATTCCATGCGTTCAAGTAATCGCGATACATTGCCGAGTCTCTTTCCAGTATCTCGACGTACTCGCCTTGTTCGTTTACATACCTAGGCCTGTATCCGCGCAGGCGATATGAATCAGACTCGCCGCATTGTTTGGCCGTTCTTTCCACCAATTGTGCAAACGTGCTTGTATGATATGAAAGCATTATTGAACCCCCCCTGTATAGTACACATAAGCGGCAAAAGAGAATATTAGAGCAATGTTTGCCGCCACAAGTAACAATGTGATAAGAGCGTCGATTATAGCCTTGGTTGCCGTTTTCATGCTGTAACCCCTGTATATTTCTTGGCACTTGTGCCGTGTGCTTTTATGACAATTGATTTTGCTTTTATGGCATTGCCTGAGCATAGTTTGCATTTATCGCAAGTTGTCTTTTGGCCTGCTTCATGTGACGCGGGACAGATCACTTCCCTCCCCTTCACAATGTCTTTTAAGTTGTTAGTGACTCGGAATGTACGTTCTCCCCTTGCCCACATATCACGCGCTTGTGTTAACGTATCTGCACTAGACATAAGATTGGCTGGCATGGGATTCCGTTCGGCGTGGGTGTAGCCAGTACGTCCAGCGGATTCTTGCAAAAGGCTTTCCCATACATAGGACGGTACAGCACTAGGGTCACCAAACGCACCAAGTCTAACAAGTTGATCACGTCCTAAGTCTACAAGATTCGAATGCCCTAAGCGTTCTTTATATGAACCCCTCATATAAGCGTTATGCTTAGACGTGGGTGCATACATCAAAAGCACGTAGCACGTTCTATCTGTCGCTTGCCCCTTTGCGTTGTTGTTGGGCGTCCCACGGTGTACGCAATCGCCACAGTAAGACTTGTCGCCACCAGATCGAGACATGGCAAGGGGTGAAACATCTTTTCCGATATTATCAGCATGCAAGCCATCCGCTTGGATAAAAGTTTGCGCCATGCCTCCCGTTTTACCGTTCTTAGAACCCTGCTGAAACCATACCACTATCGGAGTCCCATCAATTAGGCTTGGACCCCGATATATTGTAAATGTTTTTCCTACGCTTGCCATGTCCCGACTCCTTATACCGTATTGATATTTATTGCGACAACATCGTGCCCGTTTTTACGCATGACGGCAACACAAAATTGAGCGTCTGATAGCGTCATAGGCTTAAACTCATCGCATGGTACGAATGCCAGATCTGAATCGTTGGGACGTTTGGCAATGCCGTAATTTACTTGATACATGATAGACTCCATTGTTTGGTTAAAGTGTAGTAAAGCGGGGGATTCCTATGTATCCCCCTAATTACTAAACTCTATCCCATACGTTCCCGATTGATATAGTAATGGCGCGACAGTTTGCCGCCAGATGTGACAGACGTATAGGTATTGTTTCGCGTTACATCTGGCTCGATTTCATCCATAATTTTGCAAGAATATGTCGCAGCCTGTACAGCCTTTTTATGTGAACTAAAGTATTCCTTGAATTGATCCTCAAAACGTGATGTTTCACTATCCCACTTTGAATATGAAGAAACCCAAACATAAGCCATATTGTAAAATCCTAAATTGTGAGGCCGTTGCGGCCTGTTTCGTTGTTGGTGTCCCATTCTTAGGATGATTCGCAAAAGGAGTCCAGCCCCTAAAACAACAAAAGCAAAATAAAATATCCGTTTCTTTTGCGTATATATGTATACGTCCAAAAACACCCGTCAAAACACCCTGAATCGCGTTAGAATGCGGAGTCGGGATATTTTGGGTAGTTGTGAGCAAACACCCTGAATCGCTTGTATGGCGCTAGAATCGGGGTCTGCGTTGAAATTCACCTGATGAAACAAATGTTTCCTAGAGCCGATCTGGACCTGTTTACTGATAGTGAACAAATGTTTCCTCGCGCCGATCTGCACCTGTTTCCTGATAGTGAACAAATGTTTCCTCGGCCGGGAAAAGAACAAAACGTGAACAAACCATAAACATAGAACAGAACGGGAACAAAAGGGGAACAAAACGTGAACGGGGAACAAAACATGAACAAACCATGAACAAAGATTTTTGTTGACATTATCGCTAGAATCGTGTTGATTCGTTTTAGGCGATAGCCGAACGGGGTGATTCTGTGAGAATCGTTCGCAAAAGGTGGAATCGACGGCAGGACTCAATGTGTGACATTTTTATCACACTTGACAGGGTTTCTGTGATTCGGTGTCGAATGCGCTCTTGACTATACTTATAACACCGATTCGTATCTTAATTGCACTTGACTATACTTATGCTAGTGATTC